ATGTATGCGTATTGGTGCCAAAGGGGCAACATATATAGGGAAAAGGGAAGAGGCATAACACAAGGGGAAGAGGCTGTCAGTGATGCCAAAGGGGCAGTGATGCCAAAGGGGTAGGGTAGGGTAATCAATGCGCTTAGACCGCCTGTAATCGCTTGCTAGTGGCTTTGGCAATCGGGCAGGGAATGGACGGTTTGGACAGTTTGTTGTCGGGCTGGCAATGGTCAGGCACCCCCTCGGTTTGCGCGCCCTATTCTTGTCCCCGCCCCAAGGAAAAATGGGTTTTCCTGTGCTATGCTTTTTGCACTTAGCAGGGCGAGAGCAATACGAAGGTGCACTGGATGGTTGCAGACTGCTAATGACAGCCGGGAAAGACCGGCATCAAGACGCATGAGGATTGGCTTGCTACTGGAAAGTCCGGACTAAAGGTAGTGAGATCAGCGGAGTGTCCTAGTGACTAGGCGGGCTCGTAAGGTCGCAGTCCTCAGTCGTGTTGGTGGTAAGGAAAGTAAACGGAGGATGGGCAATCTGATGGTCTAAACATCGGACAGATACCCCACCGGCCACCAACAACCCTTCTTTCTGCAAGCCATTGGGTTTGCCAGCCTTTTATTTTCCCTTTGAAATATTAAGTTTCTGTATTGTGTATGTTATATTCACACTAGATTCACAGGTGAGGCATAGATGGATATAGTGATAAGTGTAGTGATGATGGCCTTAATGGTTTGGGGTATTGCAGCACCTTTGGTGGTGGTGTTTGGGATGTGGTATTTGAGGGTGCGTCAGTCTAAGAAGGGAGAAAAGGATGTATGAGGTGACAAATGAGATTCCAATGCCGGATGGAAAGGTGCGGCATAACTACCCGTATGAGGCGTTGGAGGTAGGGGAGAGCTTTCATGTGCCGGGTGGGAATATGAATATCTTGTGCAACTACAACCGTATTCGTGGCAAGCGGTGGGGTAGGAAGTTTGTCTGCCGCCGTGAGGGTGATGGCATTCGTGTCTGGCGTATTGAATAGGGGAAAGCTATGTTTGGAGAGTATCAGCGCAAGCCACATAAGTTTTTAGACTACTTGCTAAAGACTTATCACTTGAAAAATGATGCTGCTTTGGCAAAGCGGTTGAATTGCAAGAGTCCATTGATTTCCAAGGTTAGGAATGGAAAGGCACCGATTGGGGCAGCTATTATTTTGGAAATACATGAGGAGTTTGAAATGCCTATTAAAGATATTAAGACCATGATTGCGGAGTCAAGGGAATGAAGACCCTTGTGTATATGCGTGTAGCAATTACCGCTATTGCTTGCTTGTACTTGATTGCAATGCTTTAAAGGAGGAGCTATGGAGCAAGTCAACGGCAGTGACCCAACGGTAGCTGCACAAGATGCCAAGATGATGTACATGGAGCGTGTGTACAAGATGACCCACGCAGAGTTGTTCCATGAGCTGATGCGGGTGCATACCGAGTCAGCGAGAATGATTATGGAACTGCAAGCCGAGATTGAACGATTAAATAGCGCCGATCAAGATGATGGCAAATGAGTCCTAACCTCGATGTCAAGAAACTTGGGAAAGAACTGGCGAAGTTTGCAACGGATGGGGGTGATATTTACTGCCGTGCTTGTATGCGGCTGTGGGAGTCTTTGCCCCCTGATGACAAGAACTATGCAATCTATCAGACTGCACTCAAAGAACTCTATAAAACACCACTAGGACAAGACTATGTACGCTTCTACAAAGTTTGAAGACATTACCATTGTTGCCATCTACGGCGATGGACGCGGCAGAGTTGCCGTACCTGCTATTAAAAAGACGCTAGAAGCCCTCCCCGGCGCTCGCACCCTTTTAATTACCAACGTGGAGTTGGACATCAGCGGCATCCCGCAAATGATTCTTTCAGCCCCCTTGGACTACCACGGGTATAGCGAGTTTGTTATGTATTCCCTGCATAACTACATTGACACCAAATACGCGCTTATCGTGCAACACGATGGATGGGCGCTAAATGGTGAGAACTGGAACGATGACTGGTTCAACTACGATTACGTTGGTGGCCCAACCCATGCCGCTTTGCTGCCCAATGGCGAGTTTCATACCATGTACAACTGGGTAGAGAAGGGCGACGCACTGGTAGTGCAAAACGGTGGCTTCTCCCTGCGCTCTAAAGCCTTCTTGGAAGCGCCCTCCAAGTACGGCATCATGCGCCGCCAAATGCCTGATCCCATGTTGATGAATGAAGACGTACAACTCACCTGCTTCTTGCGACCTGCAATGGAAAAGATTGGCATAAAGTATGCACCTGACGAGCTTGCCAAAACCTTTGCCTTTGAACACTTTGGTCAACCCCATGAAGGCATGGATATAGCCAAGATATTTGGACACCATAGCCGATTTAGACAACTGCTCTCTAACGGCGAGATGCTCTGGAAGCTAACTAAAGAGCAGCAAAATCAAATCATGGGTGAGAATGTAGCCTACGACCTGTTTGCCAAGCATTACGGGTACACCATCCATGCAGTTTGATCGCAAGAACTTCTACCGCTTCTGCCGACAACTAAGGATTGAATCCAAAGAACTCGGCATGATCACACTGGGCGACCAACTGCTTGGCACCCAAACCTATGTCATGGATGAGGTTGCCCGTGGCCTAAAAGATGACATTCACTTCTTCGTGGTATTAAAAGGCCGACAGCTTGGTATTACCACCATCTCGCTGGCCCTTGACCTGTACTGGCACTTTATCCACCCCGGTATGCAAGGCACGCTAACGACGGATACGGAAGAAAACCGGGAGCAGTTCAGAAGCACCCTCTCGATGTACATGGACGGTCTGCCAAAGCAATACAAGATTCCGCTGATGAGTCACAACAGAAATCAGTTGGTTCTACAAAACCGTAGCCGCATGTTTTACCAAGTCGCAGGTACAAGAGCCAAAGGTGGATTGGGTCGAGGCAAGGGCATTACCTTCCTGCATGGCACGGAAACGTCCTCATGGGGCGACGAAGAAGGTCTGGCATCCCTCTTGGCTTCTCTGGCTGAAACCAACCCACTGCGCTACTACATGTTTGAGTCCACCGCCCGTGGCTTTAATATGTTTCACGATATGTGGACAACCGCCAAACGAGCCAGAACCCAGAAGGCAATCTTCTGCGGCTGGTGGCGTAATCAGCTCTACACCGTTGATCACAAGTCCGACATCTACAAAACCTACTGGGATGGCAAATTGTCGCCAGAAGAAAAGGAATGGACGAAAGATATTCGGAAGCTGTACAACTATGAGATCAACTCCCGGCAGATCGCATGGTGGCGCTGGAAGCTGCATGAAGGCTTAAAGGACGATGGCCTAATGTATCAGGAGTTTCCGCCAACCGAAGACTATGCCTTCGTCATGACGGGTACATCCTTCTTCTCTACCGCCCGTTGTACCGACTCCATGAAGGAGGCCAAGCGTACACCCTTTGTCTCTTACCGATTTAGCATGGGAGCCAACTTTCAAGATACCAGTTTGATTCAAAGCAATGAGCGTCTGGCAACCTTGAAGATATGGGAGGAACCCGTTGCCAACGCCTACTACGTCATTGGCGCTGACCCGGCTTATGGATCGTCCGACTGGGCAGATAGATTCTGCATTCAGGTCTTTCGTTGCTATGCCGATGGCATGGATCAGGTGGCAGAATTTGCTTCGGCTGAACTAAATACCTATCAATTTGCGTGGATTGTTTGCTATTTGGCTGGCGCTTATGGCAATTCCCTACTAAATTTGGAGGTAAATGGCCCCGGTCAAGCCGTAATCAACGAGATGCGGAACCTGAGAAGGCAAGCCAATACGCTGCCACCGTCTGAAGCGCGGCATTTGCAGGACGTTTTGGGCAACATGCAGCATTATTTGTGGCGCAGGAACGATAGTTTTGGCATTTCCAACAGCATTGGATGGGTGACAACCCACTCCAGCAAGGAAAGAATGCTCAATTACTTGAAGGATTACTTTGAGCGTGGCATGTTGAAGGTGTATTCAGAGGAGTGCATCGACGAAATGAAGGGAATTGTGCGCGATAACGGCACCATTGCCGCCGCTGGCAGGTCAAAAGATGACCGTGTAATCGCTTGCGCCCTAGCTGCTGCTGCTTATGCAGAGCAATTACAGCCTAGATTGATCGCAAATCGCGTCACAAGAGACAAAAAAGAGGTAAAAGACGCTGAAAATGAGGCTGGAGGACAGGTTCAGGTGCAAAAACAGGTGTCTAGCTACCTAAAAGCACTGGGTTTTTGATGATTTCCGTACTTTCCATCGCCGAAATCAAGCAAAGACTGCACAATATGCGCGAAAACAGGCGCAGAGGCTACTCTATGGCAGCTTTCGCTAAACTGGCTGGTGTGGACTATCGGAACATGAAAAAGGCGTTTTTTGAGCTAAAAATGCCCGTTTCAGGCACTACTCAACGCCGAATATCCAAGGCTTTGCTAGCAATGGAGAACGGCGAGGCCGGAATGCGAATGGATATTGCCGGTCGCATGGTGCTGGACTATCACCCACCCAAAGATTTTGGCAAAACCATGCGCCGTGGCTACACTTTGGAAATGAGTAACGGTAAAATCTCACTGTCTGTCAAACCAGTTAATAAGTACGACTATACAAAACCACACTTGTTAAAGAAATGAGGGGCTAAATGGCTGTATTACACGACTACAAATGTCCGGTGCATGGTTACTTTGAGAGCTTTGAGGCAGTTTGTCCGTCCGGCTGCACAGATGTACAATTAGTTTTCTTGCAACCCGTTGGTATGCAAAGTGATAGCACCAAGCATAATGACAAAACGCTAAAACAACTTGCGCTAGATTTTAAGATGAGCGATATTAAATCCACTAGAGAGGGTGAGGCGCAGCCGCCACGCCATGCGACACCGAATAATCCGTTTGCTCCACGTTGGGGTTCGCCTACGGAAGTGGGTGGCTACAACTTAAATTCGATTGCTGGTGAATCAGTATCAGGAATGCAAGCGGTCAAACAATCTGGCGCTAATTTAACTGGCCCCAAGGTTGGTTCATATATTCCTGACCATGAAAACTTGACGATACAGAAATGAGAATACCTGAGACACCCGTCGAAAGACAAGCGTTCTATGTTGACATCATGAACAAGTGTCTGGTGTCTCAAGGTGAGCGTCAAGCACAGTATTCCTCACTGCGCTCTTACTACCTTTTTGGTGCAGATCAAAACTCTGCGCCAGCGCATTTCAATAAAATCTATCCGCACATTGATCAGCTATCTGCCTTTATGTACTCGGCAGATACAACGCGCTTCTCCATTAAGATGGGCGCATCTGTGCCGGAGTCTTTTAAGAAAAAAATTCCTGCGCTAACCCAAGCATTGCATGACTACTGGACTGCCAGTAACGCAGATCAAGTCTTTGGTGCCGCACTAAACTGGGCGTTTTGCTACAACTCCACGTTTCTTAAATTGATATGGCGCAATGGTATCCATCCCTACATGGTGGAACCCGGCGTGTTTGGCGTACTTCGTGAAGACACGCCTTACACAGACCGCCAAGAAGCGATGGTGCAAGAGTTCTACATGACAAAATCAGAACTCTACTCGCGCCTCTACTCGCATGAGAAACGTGATGAGATTCTTTCTCGCATTGCTTTAGCAGAACAGCAAACCAAAAAGTATCCCGAAGGCGTTGAGCGTTTGGTGACTTCTGCCATTGATCCAACCATCTACGGCAACGTGCAGATGAACTTGGCTGGCAGCATGAACTACACGCCGCAGATTGCAGAGCCAACGGTCAAAATGCGTGAGCTGTGGATTTACGACGATAAGGTCAACGACTACGTTTGCGTCACCATTGCTGATCCTGATATTGTGATTTATGACCGCGCCTCTAAGAGCTTGTTCTTGGAAGGTGAGCAGCCATTTACACAAATCTGCCCATCACCGCAATACGATTACTACTATGGTCAGTCTGAAGTGCAGCGTCTTGTGTTCCTGCAAGAGATGCGTAATAAACGCACCGGACAGATTCTCGAATTGCTTGACAAGCAAGTTACCCCACCCAAAGCGTTTATCGGCTTCCAAGGTATCTTGGATGAAAAGATGTTTGCGCTTAATCGTGCTGGCGGTATGGTGGCCTCTGACATGCCAAACGCCAAGGTAGAAGAATTTACGCCCAATATTCCAAATGACCTATTTAGAGAAATCGCCGAGATTGATGCCATGTTTGCTGAAGCCTCTGGCATTACCAGCGTTCTCTCAGGTCGCGGAGAAACCGGCGTTAGAAGTCAAGGCCATGCGTCGCAGCTTGCCCGCCTTGGTTCTTCCCGCGCCAAAAAACGTGCGCTGACCATTGAAGACAGTCTTGAGAAGATTGCAACGCAGTATCTCAAGATGATGATGGCCTATGACGATACCCGCTACCGTGATACAGACGGCAATGAATTTATTGCCGCCCAATTTACTAGCGACTTTGTGGTCAAAGTAGATGCTCATTCCAACAGCCCGATCTTTATGGAAGACGCAAGAGACTTGGCCTTTAGCCTGTACAATGCTGGCGCAATCAGCCGTTCTAGCTTGCTTGAGATGGTTGAGCCACCCATGAAGGATCGTTTGATTGAAGAAGTCAAAGTCATGGAAGCCAACGCTGCGGCGCAACAAGCAGCGCAACCGCAACAAACGCAACAACCAGCCGCCGAACCTGCCGCTGGAGAGGCCGAACAACCACAGTTGAGGGCAGTGTAATGGAACAAAACTCTGGCGCAATGAACTCGCAGTCAATGGTGAAATCAGGTGATCAACCAAGAATGACGCAACGCGACATTCAATCGACACGCCAACCACCATCCATGAGCTTCAATAGAAATGCTTTCCGAGGGGCAACAAGAAATCAGCCTACTCGTACAACAGGAAGATAGCAAAACTGTAAAGGGCATATTTTGCCCCCTTTTTTAGTTGACGCGATAGCTATTTTATATCTATCGTTCGCGCAGCATAGGAGTGCTAAATGGCTGTAAAGACAGAAGACATGATGAGCCTGTTGAAGGCAGATCAAGGTGTTGGTAGCGAACCAGCAACGCCCCCAGCTTTTGAGCAGGAGGAGACAACTGCGCCTATGGCAAGCCCTATGAGTACGCCGGAACCTAAACGTGGCGAAGAAGAATCTGCCCGCTTAAATGTGATGATGGCGCTCGATATGCTGCAACAGGCAATGGGCGCATTCCCTATGGATTCGTCAGAAACCAAAACTATTGAGAAGGTCATTGCTGAAATCACTCGTCGTTTTGGTGAGCGCGAGGCCGATACACGCCGCCTGATGCCTTCCGAAATTATCCAGATGATTCAATCTTTGCCTCAAGCCGGTGGCGCTACGCCGGGGCAAAGAGAAGCAATGTCAGCGCCTATCGCGGGAACAACCGCACCACCTTTGCCAATGTAAGGAGTAATCATGGAACTTTTTAAACCCAAAGGCGCAATGTCGGTTCGCCGTCCTACCGATAATTCGCAAATGAATGGTCAAATCTATAACACCCCACGCTTCTCGGAAATGGGTGGCCTCTCGAATGCCAGCAAAACTGGTAAGCGTAACGCCATGACCATGAGCAAGCCGGGCGACACCAAAAAGATTTACTAATAAGACAAGGGGCTAATCATGAGTCTGGAAAACTATTCTCCCGAAGCGATTGCAGAGCTTGCTGCGCTTTCTGAGCGTTTGCAATCTAATCCTAAAACACGCAAACAATTCCTTGGTTTGGCAAGAGAAGTCACCCCTGACCTCGCTGTGCCAGAACTGGAAATGGAGGCGATTGTTAATGAGCGTGCTTCAGCAGCAGAAAAGCGCGTGGAAGACCTTGAGAAGCAGCTTCGCGCCCGTGAAATACGCGAGGAACTGAACAAGCGTCGCAGTCGTTTGAAAGAGCAAGGGTTGGCTCAGTCTGATGATGAAATCCTTGAAATTGAGAAATTGATGACCGAAAAAGGCATTGCTAATCATGAAACTGCTGCGGATTACTGGCGGCACATGAAGCAGTCAGCCGTGCCAACACCCGGTTATCCACAGCCAGTGATGTCTCGCATGGACATTAAAGGCTATATGAAGAATCCGGTAGGTGCTGCGCGTGAAAACGCACACCTAGCTTTGGCTGAACTTCGCAAGAATCCAAAGCCTATCGGTTTGTAAGGGGCTATTTTTAAACTTCGGAGGTAAATTATGCCTATTGGTGGCGGCATTCTTCCGGCTTCGGGTACTAATCAGTACAACGAGTTGACCTACGTCACTCGTCGGGCATTTATCCCGAAGTTGGTCGTACAAATCTATAACTCTACGCCCCTCATGGCGGCGCTGATCGCAAACAGTCAAACTGCTTCTGGCGGTGTGTCTTCTGTGTCGGTGCCTGTTCAGGGTTCTCAGTTCGTGAATGCTCAGTGGTCGGACTATTCCGGTTCGTTCGCGCAGCCTTCCGTTCAGCAAGGTGCTTACCAAGCTGAATTTAACCTGAAACTGCTGGTTTCTCCCGTACCGTTCCTTGGTATGGAAGGTGCAGTGCAGCAAGATTATGCAATCATCCCTCTGATTGAGGCTCGCATGAACGATGCGACCAACGTCATGATGGATTCGATGGCAACTGCGCTGTACAACAACACCAGCAACAACCAGCAATTCATTGGTCTGCCAGCCGCAGTCGATGATGGTACTGGTACAGCGACTTACGGTAACATCAACCGTAGCGCAAACACTTGGTGGAAGTCCAAGCAGTACGCCGCTGGCTCGGTCAACCCGACCCGTCAGAACGTCCTGCAATACATTTCCGGCACGGTGAAGAATGGCGCAGAAGTGCCAACCTTCGGTGTGTGCGGATTTGGTACTTGGACACTGCTGGCACAAGATTATGTAGGCCAAGAGAGCTACATGATTACTCCCGGCTCTGGCTTTGATGGCGATGCAAACGGCCCACAAGCCGCTTTCCGCGCCCTGATGGTCGCCGGTGTGCCTATTTATCCCGACCCGTATTGCCCAGAAGGTACGCTCTACCTGCTGAACACGAACTATCTCTCGCTCTATATCCATGAGCAAGCGTCGTTCGCTTTCACCGGCTTTGAGTCCACCCTTCCGAACTTCCAGATTGGCTACGTTGGTGCAGTTCTGATGATTGCAGAACTGGTAAACACCAAGCCGAAAGCCATGACGAAGATTACGGGCTACAACTCTTTGAGCCTGTAAGGAGGAATCATGTCTTTAGCTACCAATAAAATCCTGCTGGCTGGCGCTCAGAGCAACACTCCGGGTGCCTACTTCCAGACTGTTACCATTGATGCTGTCAACACTGGCAACGGTACGGTAATTCCGGCTGGCCTGTTTGTTATGTTCCCGTCGGCAAACGTCTCTGTGCTGGCTTATAACGGTTCGTCTAACGCAACTGTTATGGCTGCAAACACAGGTGGCGTGGTGTTCTCGGATGGTATCAACGTGTATGCCAAAGATTCTGCTGGCACTGCAACGGTGACGCTGCTTGAGATCAACGGCGGTCAAGCTGCTGGCGAAACCTACGCATAAGGGGGAAAGACTATGGACGCAAATGCAGTCGGTCATGAGTACCCAGATGCTTTTGGTAATGTTCGTCTTGCCGTTCAGACAGCGGTTAGTCTGAATGCCACAGGTGACGTTACTACGCTGGTTGCTCAAGCCGCAACGAAGTACATTGTGCGTCGGATAGTTCTGTCCAACTTCAGTGGTAATGCAAGTGGTGCCAATGTGGGTGTCTTCACCGCCGCAAGCGGTGGAGGCACTGCCATTGCTGCAAATCAGGCTTTGAGTGCTGCAACTGGCACAACTAAGTTTGATGATCTGACGCTTGCATCGGCAGCAAACACTGACGTTCAAACTGCCCGCGTGCTTTATGTTAATTGTTCGGTCAATGCCGCAGTCACTTGCGACGTTGCCCTTTATGGAGATATTGTCTCGCTATGACTACGATCTTTGTTCGCAACAATGGTTCTGAACCTTTTTCCGACGGTCTTGATGGCATCATGTATAACTTTGAGCCGGGGAAAGAAGTAGAGATTCCTGAAATTGCAGCAAAGCATATCTTTGGTTATGGCGATGACAATAAAGAGCCTTATTTAGTTCGGCTTGGTTGGATGAAGATGAGTAACCAGTTCAACATGGCAATGGAACGACTGGGTACATTTTCCTTTTCTAAGGAATCGTCTTTGCCCAAACAAGAGCCAGCTAAGACAGTCCACTTGTCAGCCCCAGTGGTGGAACGAGTAGCCGCCCCAATGCCCAAGGCAAAGGGTGCGGCGAAAGTTGCAAATCTTAATGGTTAATCATGGCAGATACGTTGTCTGGGTACATTACGCAGACCCGACGTTTATTGCATGACGTTAATGCGAACTTCTGGACGGATGCAGAGCTAACGGATTACATAAACGATGGGCGAAACACCCTTGTCAGAGACAGCGGGTGCAATCGCGTCTTGCAAAACCATACGGTGCCATACAACGTCGAGACAATTAACTTCTCCGACCTGCCTGAAGGCAACAATACCGTCGATGTGCTAAACGTTATCCTGTACTGGGGTAACTCGCGCATTCCGTTAAGCTATTTTCCTTGGACAAACTTTAACGCGCAGTTGCGATACTGGCAAAACTTTACTGGTCGCCCAGTAGCGTTTTCCATGTACGGCCCGAAGAAGATTTTTATTGGCCCAAAACCTGATCAGGCTTACGAAATGGAGTTTGATACCGTGGTTTTGGTTGATCCAATGACCAATGGCGCTGACGTTGAAGTATTACCCACCCCATTTACTGAGGCAGTGCCGTTTTATGCTGCCTACATAGCAAAATACCAAGAGCAATCCTACGGCGAGGCTGAGATATTCAAGCAAGAATATACCAAGCATGTCATGGAAGCTCTGAACACTACATTTACACGCAGGCTGACAACACCTTACGTCGCGGGGTATTGATATGGCTGCGGCAGAGCAAAAGAAACAGTATGCCGTAGTCAAAGACTTCAAAGGGTTGAATACCAAAAACAACCGCACAGTCATTGATAATGGTGAGTTTAGCTGGCTAGAAAACATCCAGCCCGTTGGCTTTGGCAATCTAAAGATCGTTCCCGGCAATCAGCAGCTTGCCAATGTTGCATTTGCTGCCAATGTCAGTTTTATGGGTTCGGTCAACATCAACAACAATGAGTATGTGCTTGGCTTCCAAGACGATGGCTCGGCGCAGTATGTCAACATTACGACTGGCGCTCAAGGCAACATAGCGGCTGCTAATACGTTTTCCAATTCGGATGTGATGATTACGCAGTGGCGTAATGAACGCGCCCTAATCATTGATCCAGTCAAAGGCTACAAGACTTGGGATGGCGTAAATCTTTTGTCTATTGGCAGTATCAATACGGTAACTATCAATGATGGTGGTACTGGCTATCTAACCTCCAATACGACAGTCACCTTTGGCGCACCTAACGAAGCCAATGGCGTACAGGCAACAGGCACAGTTACCGTTGTTGCCAATGCAATATCTGAAGTGATCGTGACGGAACCCGGCACAGGCTATACGTCGCCGCCGACAGTAACGATTGTCGGTGCCGGAACCAATGCAAATGTGACTTGCACGATCTTGAATCAAAGCGGATCAGACATTGCTACGTTTTCGGGCCGCACTTGGATCGCCCAAGACCGGACGGTGTACTACACGGCAGCAGACACTTATAACGATTTTATCAATTTAACGGCTGGCTTTATTACTTTAAGTGATGCTACGTTAAGAACGGTAATTACCCGTATTTTGTCTGCCAACAACTTCTTGTATGTGTTTGGCGAAGACAGCATCAATGTTTTCTCGGATGTGCGGATTGACTCAACTACTGGCACATCACTGTTTACCAACACAAACGTATCGGCATCCGTTGGTTCGTCGTTAAAGCACGCCATCTTCCCATATTTCCGTTCGGTATTGTTTATGAACGAATACGGTGTGTACGCGCTGGTAGGTGCAACAACCACTAAAATTAGTGACCCGTTAGATGGTATTTTCCCACGGGTTAATTTTGACTTGGAAATTAGTGGTGGTCAGTGCCTAATCAATAACATTCTTTGCGCTGTCTTTAACTTTAAATTTAATGACGGTGGCACAGAGCGTTGGTTGCAAGCAGCATTCTTTGAGCGCAAGTGGTTCTTTACGAATCAGTTGGCTGATTGCTACTATGTTGTTCCAGCATTTAAAGATGGCTTTATCAATCTGTATGGCACCAGCGGTAAAAACTTGTATCAGTTCTATGAAGATGCGTTAAATCCGGTTGACATGATTTTGCAAACTGCTTTGTTGCCAATGGGTGATCCTATCCGTGACAAGCAAGCATTGAAGATTGGCATTGAAGCAACGCTAGGGTCTGAGCCGATTATCTTTGATGCGTATGTCGATTCAGAGTCGCAACAGTCGCCAGCCATTGAGTTCTCCAATGCAATTATTTGGTTAAATAACTTAGGCGCTCCGATTTCTTGGAGCAACAATTCCAGTTTGACTATTGGATGGGCGGCGGCAAACAGTGCTGGCAGTGGTTATTACCTGTACAAGAGAGATGCCAAGATGTTTGGTAAATATTTAGGCATTACGTTGGAGGGCAGCGTAACGCCATTTACGATTAACGGTTTTGAGTTTGAGCATGAATTGAGAGCGAGGTTCTAAATGCCATTACCTATTACGATACCCAATACGTTTGCAAACGCTACTGCAACGATTCCGCTGTCTCAGCTTGATAACAACTTCTCAACAGTAGCGGTGGCAGTCAACAGCATTGGCAATGGCGCATTTACGCTGGCTAATGCTCAGATTACTGGCGGCACCATCTCCAATGTGACACTGGACAATGTGTCGGTGGATGTCGAAACGCTATCGAATGTCACGATTACCAATCTGACGGTTAATGGCAATGCAACGCTGACCAATGCGGCGGTAACTGCCAACGTAGCAACCATTACAACGGCGAATACGACAGATGTGACGGCTTCTAACTCAGCGGTCATCGCAGTCAATACCAGTGGCAACGCACTCCGTATCACGCAGACCGGCACAGGCAATGCGCTGGTAGTTGAGGACAGTGCGAACCCAGACAGTACGCCGTTTGTGGTTAAAGCTGATGGTGGTGTGATTGTTGGCTACACAACTTCTGTTACAGGAACTGGCCCCGCAACAGCTACTTCTCCGCCGTTACAGGTTCATGGCATAACAAACAATACTTCCAGTCTTGGTCTATATAACTGGAGTAGTACAGGTTCGTTTGTCGATACACTTTCTTTTAATAGAAGTTTAAGTAATACAATAGGCACGTTTGGCGGCGCGGTTACTTCAGGTGTTGACCTTGGTGCGGTTTCATTTTCTGGTGACGATGGAACTTCATTTATTGAGGGCGCAAGAATTTTTGCCGAAGTAGATGGCACCCCCGGCACTAACGACATGCCCGGTCGTTTGGTGTTCAGCACGACTGCGGATGGCGCGAGTACGCCTACGGAGCGTATGCGTATCGACTCCTCCGGCAACGTGGGGATTGGGACGAGTTCGCCAAGTTATCCGCTTCATGTTCAGTTTTCCAGCGCGGTTGCTTATAGTTCTTCCGATATGTCTGCGGCTGGCATCACCGCGTTTTTATATAACTCGTCGGTCACAGACAGTACGGCGA